TTGTGAATAACACTTGTAAGTTTATTCCACAGTGAAAACTATTAACTACCTGATTCTCCATATTACTTTGGACTTTCAGGACTCATTAATAATTTCACTTCTTAATAAGAGGTTGGTTTCAATAATCTAATTAATTTATTGTTAAACATCTTTCGTTATCTTATTTGGCAATTATTGTGTCCAATATAGATCAGTCGATCGCTCTGTTTAGAATATCATAAAAATATATCTAATCCCAACTTTTAAAAAAAATTATGGAATTTACTTGCAAGAAACAAGTGCTATCCAGCTCATTGAGCAATTAAAGCTTTTTACCTTAACTGCTTTGATGCTCGTGAACATCATGATCATGAGCCGGCAATTCACTATTTATTTGTTTCGTTAACTTCCTCTATAGGAGTTAACTGTGTGTTCACCTCATGGTTTTTTGAAAAGAGATTTAAAAATTCAATCAATGGTTCAGAATCGAAGGGAAGAGTACAATACTCTCCACTATCTTTGATCCGAAACTCATTAGAATTTATCTCATCAAACCATGAAGCAACATCCTCTGTAAGATCCAAGTCCTCAAGTGAAGAAGGTTCCTCTGTTAAGAGGTTCTTATCTAGGAAAATTTCTTTCACAGATTTCCACTCCCGGTCAATACCGGGGAGATCTTGGAGATCTCCACCCTCCCATTCTAAGGGATGAACTTCAGGGTTGACTAACATTTGTTCAAATAAGTCAAGGCAATGTTGTCGGGCTCGTTCTAAAACGAATCGACTTTTTCCTTGCTGAACAAAAATATAGTCTAACTCATAGAAGTCACGGGTAGGGAAATCCTTAATGTGATATTTTCCGTTCTTCACAATCGAATTGATGTGATCACGAGTCTCCTGAGGGAAATGTTTTTTAACTTTCTCCCGGAATCGATGTAAGTCACGGTGAGTAAGATCACCGCTCTCTGTTTCTTCTGATTGAAGAAGAGAACGAATCTTATTCATCACCACTGATCCTGGTAAATCTGCCGTTTTGGCTGTACTCCCCCGTAAAACAGGGACGGGCACAGCTCTAATGTCAGTACCGGGAATCAATTGACTTTTATCAAAATTCCGGAGGAGGTCATATAAAAAGACCTCCTTCATAAGACTATGATCGTATCGTATACCAGTATCTAAAGAATTCACCAGACCCAAGCCTCCATACTTTTTTGAAAGATGGAGTGATCGGGGAGTATTTCTGAGTGGTATGAGATTTCTCTTCAGAAACTCATATTTTACCCAGTCATCAGCTCCCCAATAGAATTGGGTCTCTTCAAAACAATAGGATAATGATACTCCTGTACGCGTTTGGCAAGAAACCTTGCCCGTATGGAGTACATCACCCTTATAGAAGAGTTGTGAATTAACTGTACAGAATTCCGGATCGATAAAATTCTTCCCAAGGGATAGAGAAAGACCTACGCGGGGAGCTTGCGCTCTCCATGTATTAATCTGTTCTTCTGTTCCTCGGGCAACTACATCATCACCATTGATGAGGTAAGAAAATTTATCGAATCCAGAATAGGAAACAATGTAATCATTTAGAAAACACAAAAGTGGGAAACTCAATAGAGATCCCATCAACTGACCTGAAGTCTGAACTCCTTTTATCCCTTTTGGGTAAAGGATTTCATGACTAGAACATTCCCATCGAACCCACTGTTTAGTAGGTTCATGCGTTATCTGAGATAATATGCCCTCAACAAGAGCATTTGTCACAGACATAGGGAAGTTGTCAGTCGCTGCTGTGTAATCACCAGAAAGCCATAATGCGTCTTCATCAGATCGCATCTGAATTTCTTTGATCATTGTTTCTATACGATACACCCAAGGTAATGTATCATCCTGAAATGACTCATGCTCAGACCAAGGGGCTTTCACCCCATTGGTTAAGCAAAACTGTGGTTGTTCTCCTAAAAAAGTCCATAAAGCCTTTTGAAAAGGCTGTAAGACTTTAGTAGAAGATTCAGCAGCTGTAATCATCCGAACCTTTAACGGTTCTGGAAGAGCAACTGCTTTTACCACAGGAGCATGAGAAGGAGGATGGCTAGGAAATTGTAAATCAAGACTCCAGTCCGAATCACTACAGGGAAGGTTTATGTCGTCGACATAAATATCCCATTGTAATGGTTCATGACAAGATTTGGAACACTTAATTCTCTTTCGAGAAATTTTTTGTACCCATGTGTCTTGAAAATTACGTTGATGATAATCAAAACGATCATCAATTTCCTTAATCATCCTATTAATCAGGTGATAAATATTACCGTCTAATTTGTCAATTCATAGAGAATCATCTCTGTTATCAAAAGCTTGATTCCATCGCACATTATTAGTCCAATTGGCTCGATCAGCACAATGCTTTTCTTTCCACATTCGGATTTGTAGATGCGAAGGATCATGTTTAATTTCACCTATTTGACCCTTTTCTATTAAAAGGGGAAGAGTAATACGTCTCCAGACCGCCCAGGGTTCTTCAACATGAGTTGAATTATCCGTACGCAAGTTTGAGCCGTATTTGCAGTTTGAGGTAAGAATAATAATGGGAGAAGTAAACTTCTGCCCTTTCTCACTCAATTCTGCCATAGGTAAAACAAAGTCATTAACAGAAACGATGTTCTCAAATTCGACAATGTCAGTTCTTGATCCATGATTTTGGCCAAAATCATCCAAAATAACAATTGGTTGTCCAGTGTAACCATCCCAATGTTCAGTTGAACATGAACGGGAGTAAACTAAATCCTCTCTTTCTAGAGAAGGAAATAATTTTCTCCCAAGGTTACGGACAAGTGATTGGACAAGAGTCGTTTTTCCCGAACCGGGTGGACCAAAAAGGCCCACCACATAAGGTTCAAGACGAACGCCGCCGTCCATATTGCAAATTGGATGATTCTGGAATAGTTGACAGTTCTTGTTTGATTTAAGGCTCTGAAGGTTTCCACCTTCTAGACGACTTTTTTCAATGCAAGCTCTTCCATTCGGAAGAGTTGAACTGTTAGGATCGTAGAGTTCTTCAACTCTTTTTCCTACCAACTTACCATATTCATAGAGACCTTGAAGATGCTCCTCTGGAACCTGTAATAGGTTCTCTAGAGGTCTACAAAGTGACTCACTATGCTTTAAATAAGCCTCATCTATCATATCCTTTCCAACAGAAGCACAGAGTGCCTTCGCTTGAAGAAGATTAAAATAGAATTGGACACGTCTCTTCTTATTTCGAGAAAGACATGAATCCAATTTGGCTTGTGTATATTCTGGGAAAAGAGGAAAGGTATTACCGTGTGGTATATCCTGTCCCATTTGTTCCGAGAATTTAGCAGATAGAGTCACCTTTATTAGCTTAACGTAGTCTTTCTCAAACGCTTGTTTGGGAATGACACGGAGATAGTGTAATAGAAGATGAAATACTCGATGTTTCGTCGTAAGACGCTTCATCGAATACGAAAATCTTTTGAATCCATTTTTGGAATACATTCTTCTACCCCAAGGGGTATTAGAATCCACCCTACGACGGACTCTTCCGGGAAATTTCACGGAAATTGCACTGTTTCTCATAGCTAAATCAATAGCATCAGCAAGACCAAGACAATGTCGAAAATGACTTGGATCCTTGATGTAGTGAAATCGATGTCCATCGAGATCGGTACCGATTACGGAAGAAATTGAAATCTTCTTTTCTATTATAGAAAGAAGTTTCCAAATTTTACTTCCCGTAAGAGTACTTACATCTCGACAATCAGAAAGGAGTTTATTCCTTTCTTTTGACGTCAATGAACTACCGAAACTTATATTCTCTACTTTCTTTCGAAGAAAGAGAGGATCTAAGATTATACAGAGGTTCTGGTATTGAAACAATTTGAATCTTAGACGAAATGATTCGTCTAATTTTCGAATAAATAGTGTTTGCCTGGCCCGGTTGAGAGAATCCATCTCTTCTAAAGAAAAGATGGTCTCTTCCACCGAGCGTACTTGACCATACCACTTTGAAGACTTCACGTCTTCGCGCTGTGGCTGCTGCAATGTTTTTGTAGCAAGTCGAGTATTTAAGCGATTAGTAAACTCAAGCTAATCGCCGAGGTCCTTATAGGCTAAGGTACCGCTATTATTCAACACCAATCAAACTAATGCCTAAGCAAATTCTTTTGAGAATATTCAGAATAGGGAAAAATCCTGAATTTGAAGTTTTTCTTAAATAGAATAAGCATGGTTAACATTAGTTAATTAAAGTGTCTGGCTTTTCAGCCCTTACCGCGTGATGCGGG